TATTTGCGAAAGGTACATTTGGTAACAATAAAATCGGGGACTGTCCGGGATGATTTTTATGTGTAAATACTAGATGATTAGAAATAATCATTTAATATAAAGGTAAAAGGAATAAATGGCAGGTATTAGGGCACAGTTAAATTTAGAAGTAAACTCCGACAAGGTTAAAAGAAGTTTACAAAAAGCAACCAGTGAAATTAACAAAATAGTTAATAAAACTGCTGGTAAACAAGTTGGCTTCAATGTTAACGAGAAAAGCTTTACTCAACCTCTCGGTAGAATTAATGCATCCGCCAATGAGTTTAGTAAATCACTAGAAGCTTCTAATGCTCGGGTTATAGCCTTCGGGGCTTCTGTAGCGATTATAGATGGAATATCTGACGCTTTTAAGAATTTAGTGATACAGGCGGTCAACTTCGAGAAAACGTTAGCAGATATTAACGCAGTAATGAGTTTGTCTAATAGCCAGCTAGAGGCTTTTGGTTCAAATTTATTCGAGGCGGCTAAAAGCACAGCTCAAGGTTTTAATGTCGCAGCTGAAGCCGCCTTAGAGTTCTCTAGGCAAGGCTTATCTACAGAAGAGGTTATTAGGCGCACAAATGACGCTTTAATCCTTACTAGGTTGACTAGTTTAAAAGCTACCGATGCTGTGTCAGGATTAACCGCTGCGATCAATGCTTTTGGTGGAGCTGGGCTTAGCACTACTGATATTATAGATAAATTATCCGCTGTTGATGTTAATTTTGCAGTTAGCTCCGCTGACTTAATTAATGCTCTGCAGAGGTCCGGGGCTGTTGCTATTGACGCTGGAGTGGAATTAGATAAATTAATCGGTATTGTTGCGGCATTGCAACAAACCACGGCCAGAGGCGGGGCAGTGATTGGTAATAGTTTAAAAACTATTTTTACAAGAATACAAAGACCCGAGTCAATAAAGCAAATTGAAAATCTTGGAATAGTTGTAAGAGACTTAAGCGGCGCTGTTCTGCCTGCTGATAAGATCTTGGTAAATATGGCTAACTCTTTCGACGAATTAACTCAGGCGCAACAATCAAATGTTGTTCAGTTTTCAGCAGGAATTTTTCAAGCCAACGTTTTTAGGGCAGCACTTGCCGATTTAGCTAAAGAAAATAGTCTAACAACAAAAGCTACAGAAATATCTGCAAATGCATCCGGGGAAGCTGCAAGAAAAAATGAAATTTTAAATCAAACCATTTCCGCAATGTCCTCAAGAGCGGCTACTAGCTTACAAGAGCTTGCGGCTGTTATGGGAGAGCTGGGATTAAGTGATTCAATTGGCACGGCTTTAGAGTTTGTTAATGATAGGGTCTCTGAAATAAAGGATGGCTTAGGAGGAGGGGAGGCAGAAGGTAGTGATTTCGCGAAAGGGCTAGTGCGGGGTATTGGTAATGTTTTAACTGGTCCAGGTGTTATAGCTTTTGGCGCTATTTTTATAAAGCTATTTTTTAATATAGCTAAATTCGCCCAAAGCTCCATGAAGGATGTTTTGGGGATAGTTAATCGCAAAGAACAACTTCGACAAATGGAAGAATCTATAGTTAGGGTGATGGGGGAAAATGCGAATATCCAGCAAGCCTTAAATAACTTAGAGGGAGACCGAGCGTCTCAAGAAGCTTTCATTTTGGGTATTATAGAAAGGCAAACTAACGCACTACAAAAGCAAAAAGCACTAGCAAGAGATCTTTCTTCAACTTTGCTAAACAAGGGGGTGTCGACTGATCTCACATATCAAACCAAGGGTTCGGAAATGGTAGATCTAGACGGCAATGGAAAACCTGACCTTCCATATACTGCTAGAGGTCTTTTGCCGGAGCAAAAACTATCAGAGAGGGTAGGCGCGCTTAGAGCTGGTTACACTCCAGGAGAAGTAGCCACAACGAACATTAAAGGGCTGGGTCAAGTTATATATAACAAAGCAGAGACAATAAAACAATTCCCAGGCATGGAGCAACCCGCAATTATGCCGCCCAAACAAAGTAAAGCTGGCGGAAAGTATTCAGAAAAATTTCAGGAAAAGCATGGCTTTGATCCATATGCAAGTCAGGGTTTTGTGCCTAACTTTGCTTCTTTAATGGGACATAAGCTAGTAATGAATAAGTCTAAGTTTAAACTTTTTGGGAACTCTAAAGACCTAGGATCTGCTATAGGGGAAAAATGGATGGATATAGAGGAGAAAATAAAAAACAAAGCCCCAGTCACAATAAACTCAAGTTTAAATAAAATTATCAACTCCTCTAGTGACAACAGCAACAAAGCTCCTACAAAAAAAGAGCGTTTATATAAAACCTTCGTGTCTCTTGCCAGTGCTGGAGTTAGGTCGATTGAGAGAGACTTTGATGTACGACCTATTCCTAAAACCAGAAATACAAAACAACTCAAAGGCGAAAACTCAGCCCAGTTTGCAGAGAGAAGGGTGATAAACCAACTAAACCAGGAGCAACAATTAAATAAAGATCAAGGGTTGGATCATTCTAAATACATTGCAACCAGAGACCCTGTGACAAAAAAGGGGGTAGCGACTTACCCTATTGATACGATAGCTCTCGGCCAAAGCTTCCCTTCTTATGAAGTAAAATCTGGAGAACTAATTGCCGCAAATTTAATATCGAAAAGCTTAAGGATGGCCTCCGATACAGAACTAGAAGATTGGATGAAGTCTCAAGGTATGATAAAAAAAGACCTGGGCGAAAGAAATTTATCTGCTGCCCAAAGATTGGCCCAAAAATTAGGTATAAAAGGAACAGGGGAGGGTGAAGAATTCACTCAAGAAGACGCAGAAGAATGGGGAATGAATAAGGGTTTCATTCCTAACTTTAAAAAATTATATAGAGGCACATCGGGATACCCGGGATCAAGAGCTACCAATGTGGCTGGAGCATACTGGGATAATCCAGTAAATCTATATAAGGATGTAATTCAAAGATCCATGCAAGCCACGGATGAACTTCAGGCAAAAGCTCCTACTGTATTCAAAAACAAAATGACTTACGGAGTAGATGAATATAATATAAATGATTCATTGTTTAATCAATTGAGCACAGGGGTATATAAAGCTCAAAATGTAATTAAGTTAAAAAAGTTTGTTGATAATTTTGATCTGGATGACATTAGGCATAGCGATGGAATTGATGAGGATTTCTATGATGGTGCTCAAGAAGAAAGAGGCCGAGCGATTGATAGCATGAAAAAACAAAAGGGTTCCAAAAAAATACCAGGAACCGCATCAAACCCATTGCCATTAATACAAGAACTAAGAAAAGGAGTATATAGTTTTCCTGATTTAGGGCGAGGTAGTGAATATAGGGACAGCTTACTTAAGAGGGATGAAGACCAAATAGAGAATCTTTTCGACTGGAAAAAAACAGGCGGAAGAAAACTGAACCCAGAGTTTCAAAATAATAGAGGCTTTTTTGAGGGTGTGAGCGGTCATGGTGGCGATAAAGCTCTTAGGGGCAGTATGTTTGGTGGTAAGGCTGGCTTAAGGCAGGCCATGGAATCAAGCGCTGGATTAATACCAAACTTTGGGGCTCAGGGCAGTGGCAGAGGGCGCAACTGGAAAGAAGCTTATGAAAACTTAATAAAATTGTATAATGATGGAAAAATAAACAGTGCGCTAGATATCAGCAATGCAATGGGAATAACAAAGGGAGTATTATCAAACTATGCATTAGATAAAACGCAGAAAAAGGCTAATGGGAAGGAGTATCGTTACGCGACGGGAATGATCAATGAAATAGGTCAAGACGGATACGAAGAATTCCAAAGAATTTATGATGAGTTTGTTATAAAAAATATAGCTAATAAAAAATTCTCAGAAGGTCGAGACTATGAGGCTTTGATTGGTTGGTTAATAGGGCAATCACCTGGATATAATTCAAGGCTTGATTGGACTGGAGCAAGAACCGTAATAAGACCTCCCGAGGGTTCGAAATTAAATATTTCAGATTATATTGGAAATAGTAAACGACGTATAGCTGCAGAAACACTTGCTAAGAAAAGCTTTGATGCTCAACAGGGGGCTGGGCACAACCATGGTGTGTTATACGACAAAATAACTGACGGTTTAAACTTGAGCCCAAAGCCTGGAGAGCCTTTTGATACTAGAGAGTCATTATTTAGGGAGATAGTTCAAGATGGTCCAGGAGTAGATCCAGTAAGCAAACAGCATAAGATGAAGGTCTTAGGTGGTGCTTATTTTAAGTATACCAAAGACACGTTCCAACCAACAAAAAAAGTTCTAAACGCGTGGGAAAATCATAAAACGAAGTCAAGTGGCATTAATAGCGATGGATTATCCCACGATGGTTTCGTCCCAAACTTTCATTACTGGCAAAAATTTATCAAATGGTCTAAAGGTCCAAATGGCTGGGGTCTTAGGGGAGATGATTTTACTTTAACAGATTTTGCTAATTATTTACAAAACCATACGGACACCAACCCACAAGAGATTGCAAAAATAAATAAACAAATTCAAGGGTTTAAAGCAAAGGCAAGTAAAGACCTAAAGGGTCTTGGCGGCCCATCTATGGGGAGGGAGGGTGCTAAACATTATGCGTCAAGATCTGCGATTCAAGACAGAAAGGGCACGATTGATTTAAATGGTATTTTTATTAAAAACCTTAAAGACAAGGTTGATAAGTATAACAGCGGCAGAAGTTTAGGTTCCTTTAGTGATGCATCAAGCGGCCTCATTCCAAACTTTGCAGATATAATTCCTTTTGATAATACCACTCCTTTTAAGAAGAAAACAATCAAGTCAAAAAACTTGATGCATCAAGAATACTTGAAGGCATATGCTGAAGGCGAGAATCAATTCAAATCAGGACAAACTATGCTGCAGTTTTTGTCTCAGTTTTATGACCCTAAGACTTTACAAGACCTTCGAAAATACCCCGAAGATTATAACATATTATCCGAAGGATTTATTCCTAATTTTTCAAGGGGGCCTGTGCCTAACTTCGCCAATCCGTTAATGGATGCGATCAACAGAGAAAGATCTGCGGGTTTGCCTGACTCAAAAATTAGAGTAGAAAAAAGCCCTCAATTAAAGAGTCCAAAAAACCCAATGGGTTTAGCGGTGACAAATACACGTGATGAGCCAGGGGGCGTGCAACAAGGCATTAGTAGAGCAAGAAAAATGGGAATCAACCCAAAAGAGCATGGAGCTGCTCATGGTTTAGTGCCTAATTTTGTTATGGGTATCGCGGGTACAGAAAGCTATGGGCAGGGGTCTTTAAAAAAACCAAAGTTGAGAGGCCCATCTGCTGGTTTTGAAAACGTGACAAAAAGTCTAAAAAGTTTAAATAACGAAGTAGACGATTTAACCGACAAGATAAATAACCAACAAGAATCAATAAATTCTGAGACTGAGGCTAGAGACAACTCTCAATCAGCGCAAATAGATGGGTTGCAAAAACTATTTTATATGCAGTCAACTATTAGTATGGCAAACGGATTTTTGCAACAATTCGCAGAAACTGGAACTGGGGCGGCCAAACAGCTTGCTGAGTTTAGCCTTGGTTTAAGCGATACATTATCTACATTTATAACTGCAAAAGAAGTTGGAAATCAATTAATGGATCTTGCTGACATTAAACCAGAAGAAGGGGTGGGTATACAAGAAATTATTGGATCAAAAAGAGTCAAAGACTTATCGTCAGGAAAAGGTCTATCGGCCACTGTATCAAAGGCGATGGGTGGGGTTATGAATTTTGGCAAGGGATTACTTAGGTTTGCTCCCCTGATCGGTCAGGCTGTTACAGCGTTCACCGCAGTAAATAGCGCAGTAAAGCAATTTGGTCATTTACTTGGGTTTGAGCAGGGGGCCGGGATAATGGATTTATTTTCTAGCGCCTCAGAAAGAGCGACTAGAAGCATAGAAAGGTTGTCTAAATCAACAGAGGCTCTTGAAAACACCTTAGGTGCGTTACAATCACAATCAGAGAACACAGAAAAAATACAAGAACTTGAATCTATGGGGAGCTTGAGAACCCAAAAACAAGAAGCAGAATTGTTCAAATTAAAAATGAAAGATTTGGATATTCAGACTAAAGTTCAAAAATCTATGTCTCAACTTTTTGAGAAGAATGTTGTGGGTAGCGCGATAGCAGGACAATTAAGCGAGCAATTTTCACAAAGCGGGATCACTGTAGAAGAGCAAACCAGCACATTACAAAAATTAATTAAAGTACAAAAACAAAGAATTGCAATAGAGCAAGGCACGGAAGCATTTGGAAAATTAATTCAGGAAAAATTCAACGACCTCACAAGTGGCTTTGATTTCAGTACAATTAGCGGGCAAGACGCTAAGCTTCTTCAGCAAGCATCTGGCTTTAGGGGTGCTCAAGCAGGGATGGCGTTAAGCGGCGTTATGGCTGGAGGGGAAGAATTAGATGCAAAAGAAAGGCTAAATATTTTATCGGAAAATATTAGTGTAGTTGGTCAGTTTGATTTAAATAAAATAACTGAAAGCTCGGTCCGCAGTATTCGAGAAACGTTATCAAGCCAACTTAAAGGAACTAAAGAATTCGGAGGAGCGCTAATAGCAAGTCACATTGCAGACATTATTGATACAATTGATGATGCAGAAGACAATGTGTCGGGCTTTCAAAAAGTAGAAGCCAAAGCTATAAAGCATGCTCTTGATGCTTTTGTCACCCAGCTTAAAAAACAAAAAAATAAGCTAGAGAAATCTGACGCCGCAGAAGATTTTGAACAGAGCACTAAACAAGTTAGAGACGCCTATGTAAGAATCATAGCGGAATACAAAAATCAGAGACAACAATTAATTCATCAAAACTCTATATCAGATAAAATTAATTCGACTCAAAGAAAGATCCTAGAATCTACTGACGGAATCTTGGCTCAATACGGTGGGATTTCAAGTGATTTTGAAATTAGGCAAAAAACAGAAAGGGAACTTGCGAGCATAAATGAAAAATATAAATCAGCGGTAGATAAATACAACGTAGAATCATTAAAGGGGATGCAAAAAACTGCAGAAAGTTTAATAAATACTGGACAGCTCGCTCAAGATTTTACATTAGGAATGGAAAGGTCAAAGGAAGCCGTAAAAAAACTTGCTTCAAACTTATCAACAGGAGTTAATCTTGATCAATTATCTTCTATTGTAAATAGGTTGGGGGTTGATTTGTCTTCAGCCCAATCAATTAAGCTTGATGAGTTATTTTTAAAAATTGCAAGCGAAGCAAGCTCGATGAAGGATAACGGGGAGGTTGTTAATGCATTAATGAAGGAATACGGAAAAATTCTTGATCCAACTGTTGCCGCTGCATTCTTAGTAGCATTAAATGAAAAGAAAATAGCCGGTCTTCAGGAGAAAGATATCCAAGCGTTATCAGAACGAGTTAAAAACCACGAAAGATCAGTAGAAAGCGCGAAAGTAGACCAAGAAACTAGTCAAAAAATACTAAAGCAAAAAGAGATTCAAGAGTTAATACAAAAAAAGACTGTCGATGGAGCTATAAACTTAGAGAAATTATTATCTAAGCAGGGCGACTTTTCCAGCAAAGCCTTGAAAGAAATACAGGGCGAAGCTGCGACATTAAAAGTATTAAATAAATTTCAAAAAGATAGAGTTTCAATTTTAATTAGGAGTGGAAAGCTTGATGAAAAAGCAAGAGAACTACAAATTGAAAAAAACAGAAAAGAGGCAGAGTCATCAATTCTATCTCTTAAACAGCTAGAAGCTCAACAAGTCATTTTAAACACTCAAAACCAAAGTTCTGAAGAGTATCAAAATATCATAAGAGCCCAACAAGCCAAACTTAAACAGGAAGTAGTTTCCGCTAAATTATCTCAAGAAGAAGCAAAAGCAAGAGAGGAATTCCTTTCCTATGAAGATACTAGAAAAAGATTAGCTCAAGCTCAAATAGAAACAGAGCAATCTAACGCCAACACGGCATCATCAATCAATTTGACAAAATTACAACTAGAGGTTGCTCAGAAAAAACTTCTAGAAAATGTAATGACTCAAATAGAAGAAGAAATCACATCCGCACAAAAAAGCGCCTTAATATCCGCCAAAAAAGTGTCAATACTTAAAGCTTCCAGCAAGCAGTCAAAACTATTGCAAAAAGCCAACGAACTGCAAGAAGCCTCTAATAAATACCTAGAACTGGAGAACGCTATAAGAAAAGCTACAATCAGTAAAGGTAGTTTAGACATCAATGCACAGGCAGATATAAACACAGAAAAAGCTAACAAGATTTCATCTATCAGAGAAAATATAGCAAGAAATAAAATTTTAGCAAATACAGAAGAATTATCGTCTTTATCTAAACTCGAAATCGAAGAAGAATTACAGTCCACCCAAGGGTCAGCTTTAATAGCGTCTGAAAAAGCCATAATACTTTCAGAAATGGGCGAACAGGGAAGGCTTTTAAAACAGGCAAACGAACTACAGGCGTCTGCAAATAAATTAATTGAATTAGAAAACGCAATCAGAAAAGCTACGATTAGTAATGCTGAGTTAAGTTTATCAGTTGGAGCCCAGGTGGGCATTGATAGGGCAGCGTCTGTTGCTGGAACGAGGGCTGCTGCGGCAAGGTCATTAACAACAGGAAGACCTGAGGATGCATTGGCTTTTGCTCAAAGCCTGGAAGAAACTAATAAACAGCTTGGAATAGGAAGTAGAACACTTGATAGATTGCGAACAAGGATAGCAGAAATAAACGTATCCTGGGAAAACCTAGGCGCAGACCTTGTAGATATAGGTCTAGATTCAGCGAGAAGTGGGGTTCAGAAAGTATTTGAAGAGATCGGCTCTGGAGCCAAAACAGCAGAGCAAGCGTGGAATGATTTTGGTTTAAATCTAGCCAAGCAATTGCTAGACAGGTTCACACAGGCAAATGTAGACAGAATATTTGCTAATTTGGCTTACGCTTTTACAGGGGTTGACCCAACTAAGGACGCCGCAAAAGTAGCTAATCAAAACGGACCTTTGGTTCTAGCAATAGAAGGTTTAAGCGGTCAGAAAGATAGTCTAGCTAGAGCCACTAAAGGCTTACAGGCAGAATTGAGGTCTGGCATTAATATAAGAGCAGATAAAATCGATACATCTTTATCTAAACAAGCCGAAGTTTTAACTGAACCTTTACGTTTATTACGTAATAAAATAGAAGATTTGACGAAGGCAGTGCTAAGAGATGTTGAGTCACGAGTGGTAAAAGATAGTAAGGAGGGCGATGCTCCAGACCTCTCTGGACCAGCGGCCTTGAATATACGCGAAGATAAACAAAAAGCTTTCGAAAGCAAGCAAAAATCTCAAGCTAAGGGTCGATCAAGCGCGCTCTCTAACAAATTATCCCAAGAATTTAGCGAAATAGATTCTAGTATTCCTTTGAGACCCTTGCAGGATGTGACAAGCAATGTATCTAAATATTCGCAAAAGGCGCAAGAGCAAGAAAGTATAACCAACCCAATAGATTTATTAAGCAAAGAAAAAAAAGAAGATATCGTGGCTGCAATGTCTGTTAGGTTTAAAAACCATGAACCAACTTATAGCGCTGATGTTTTTAACCGAAACGCAAAAGGGTTTGTAGATTCCACAGCTTATCAAGAACCGATGGTTCCTCCAAACGCAGGATATGAGATCTTTAGACCTTTAAATCATATATTTCCTAATGACGAACCGACGGTAGGAAACAGAAGTTTAGAGGAAGCTGCTCAATCATCTGGTTTGGCATCTTCAGAAGCCGCACAATTAAGCAATTTAAATGAAGCATATTTGGGATTAAACAAACTAAACGAAAGTCTTTTAGATTTAAAATACGCGACAGAAGAAACTCCTGTCAAAGATTTAGCCTTAAAGGATCTTGATTCTGACCTTAATAATCTCGTTGTGTCTGCTACTGGAGCTAGTCTTCCGATACAGGGAGTGAAACAAGCCATTGTGATGTTAGCTGACACGATGAAAGCTAAAGCTAAAGAAATACAAAACTTGATGAACTCTATGGGTCTTTCTACTTCGCCTCCACCTGATCAGGGAACTAGTTCACCTGATAGTAAGCATTTTGGAGGAATGGTACAAAAATTTGCGAAAGGAGGGTTTGTTAAGGGTCCGCGCGGGGAAGATAAGGTCCCGGCAATGTTAACCGCCGGAGAATATGTAATACCAAAAGAAAGAGTAAAACAACTAGCCCAAAGAGACGAGTTGCAGTATTTATATAAAGGCGGAGGGGTGAAAGCTCAATACACAAACAACGCAGAATCAGATAGATTTGTCGCAGGAATTAAAGGGGCAACCCAAGCAGCTACTATGGCCATAGTTACTGACAAGCTCGGCGACTCAATCAATAAAAAACAAGACACACCACCGACGTTCAATAAGCAAAAACTAAAAAATCTAGATTTAGGATCAGATGTTAGTTTAAGAAGTGGAGATCCTAGATTAAGTGGGAAAGCATTAGCTCGTGATCCAGCTATGGCCGAATACAGAGATTACTTAATGGATTTAGCCGCCTACAGAAATCAAAAGAAAAATGAAAAATTTCAAAAAAGAATGGGTGTTTTTAGTTCGATATTAAGTTCGGTTCATTCTTTGGTACTTGGAGAAGTTACAGAAATAGCAAAGGAACCTATCAATAAATACGTAGTAAACCCGATAAAGAATGCAGCTTCATCAGTTGCAACAAAAGCCGATAATTGGAGGGGTAAAACTTTTGGAAAATATTCAAAACAATACGAAACAGCTTCAAATCTTGCAGACCAAAAAGGCTACGATTTAAACTATAAAGATTTTAGAAACTCAATGGATGGGTACAAGGGAGAGTTAAAGGATTTAGGTTTTTATGCGGATCAAGGGGGGATAAAATTTTTAAGCCCAACAAGTGGTGAGGTGTATGACATGAATTCTTTAGAATCTATACGCAGTATGCCGACTTCAGACCAAATGATGGTTTATCGCTCTAAAGCTTTAATAAACCCTCATAACAGAAGCATTACTATGGATCAGTTTGTAAAGCAAGATTCTGCTTTTTACAACAACCAGCGGCTTGATACAGAGAGCAGAAATAAATATACCAAAGCCGCCCGAAGGGCTTCTGGGGGTTCAATTCCGACAATGCTAACAGACGGAGAAGCTATCATACCTTCTGAAATAGCAAAAAGAATAGGTTATTCTAGTCTAACTAAAATGAATAAGACTGGCGAAATACCTATTGTATCTGGAAAAAAAGGAATCGATAAAGTTGGGCCTGTTGGATTAACACCTGGAGATTTTGTAATACGCAAAAGCTCAACAGATAAATTACTAAAAGAAAACCCCCGCATGATGAGGTTTGCAATGCAAAACCCAGATGGGTTCAGAAAAGCAGAGCAAAGATATTATCAAGGTGGCATAGTGGGGACCTCTGGTTCAAGCGTTCAAGTTCCAAGCGTAAATCAAACTACAGGTACAGGCTCAAGAACGACCAGTCAACCTATAAATAGAATACAGCCATTAATATCATCAAGCCAACAAAATGCCCCGCAGAAAATTCAACAACAAGCAAAGAACGACGTAACAAACAATATAAACGTAAGCGTAACGGTTGATCAATCTGGAAACGAAAAAGTTTCTAACGAGGCGGGTGGTAATAAATTCGAGCAAGAGCAGGCCCTTGCAATGAAAATAAAAACAAAGGTGATTGAAGTTATAAGAGAAGAGAAGAGAATAGGCGGAGAGCTTGGATAATGAAGCAAACAGTTTTAGGATATGAGCAAAAATTCTATATCGACGGAACTCAAATCTCTGGAGTCCAAAGTGTAGAAGGGTCTTACGCTATTCAGGAGCAGCCAATTAATATTTTAGGCTGGGGGCATATAAATGATACATTTCACGAACACGTTGACAATATTGAAGATGAAAAAGAAGGGTTCTTGTTAGATGAAAACGGGTTTAGGTTTCTTCAGGAAAGGACTTGCTCTAGGGGTATAGAGAATAGGCCAAAAAGTATGGCAGTATTAAACTCTCCTCTTGAGGGTAGTTTTTCCATAAACTCAATACTTGTTAGTGAAGATTTTTTTCTCCAATATTTAGGGGATAAACCTTTTACTGGAAGCATTCATCACGATGAGACTTATTTTGGTTTTCATAGTGGGTATATAACTAATCATAGTATTGAGTGCTCTGTTGGGGGCCTGCCTACTACAAATACTACGGTTAGGGTATTTGGAGATATAGGTGGTTCTCCGGATTACTTTAATCAAGACAACGGAATTCAGTTTCTTAGGTCAGATGATGGTAGGAAATTTGTACAAGAAGAGTCTTACAATAGCGCTCTGTATGATGCATCTGGAGATAATACGTTTCCTGAAATAAGGATGACAAATCAAGGTAGTATATCCATAGAGTGTACTGGGGCATCCACCGACAGAGTTACATCATTTAATCACTCAATCGATATACCTATTGATCCAATATACGTAGTTGGATCTCCTTATGCGGCTCAAGTAGATGTAGTATGGCCTGTGGAAACTAGCACAGAGTTTACGCTAGAAATTGATGAATATAGGTATCAGAGTTTACGAAAATATATGAGAACTCCTACCGTTCAAGATATAGCAATCAAAATAAACGATTGCTTTGGTAAGCCTATACAGCATTATACTGTAAAAGAAGCTAGGCTAATGGGAGAATCTGTATCAGCTTCCACAGATGGTAGATTAACTGTAAATTTATCTTATAAATCTTATTATAATAAGAGGGGTAAGTTGCCCCATCAAGATGATATAAATCATAGTAAATATATTGCAAGAAATGGGTAAGCCTTTTTATAGATACGAAGATGTCCCTGTTCTCTTGGCTTCTGAAGGAGAATATCCCGTTATGGTGTTCGCTTCTGCAGCTAGAATTTCTGCAAACCAACCGCTTGAAGCTAAAAAATTCACCGAAGATTATAATATATCATTCGCCCAACAAACAGAAGATGTATACTTCAAGGAAGCCCACTATTCCGGTTTTTTACTAGGAGACCCTAATGGACTAGGGATGAAAATACCAAGTTCGATTGAAATTATTAAAAGTGGCCAAAAAATATCTTACCCAAATGGACAAGCTTTATATATGGCTGAAGACGCGTTTCCTGGGGATTACCATATTAATGTATACTCAACAGGTGAGACCAGGCTTGATCTGATTGAAGATGTACCATATGGAGAGATTGACATAGTTAGAACATATTCCGCGCAAGGAGCAATAAGGGGAAGGCTTAGTGTTGACTATTACATGAACACGGGTAATTTAGATACTTTTGCAAACCTGACTGGTTTGCTTGATCCAACAATATACCCTCAGGTTAATGAAGGTAAGGTTACTGGCTCGATTGGGGACTATATATTTAAAGATGCTTATCTAACCACTCTATCTTTTTCCGCTCAACCCTTCGAACCAATAGTAGCAAATTTAGAGCTAGACATATACGGAAAAATGGAATATTCTGAAGGTTTTGGGGAGGCGGCTTTGAGTACATACGATTGCGTAAGAGAGCAACAAAACACAGTTCCTCACGCAATGAACACTAAGATTTATGGAGCTAACAGCGTAGGAATAAATTACCCTTTATCTTTTGATTACAATATAAGCGCAAACAGAATCCCTGAAATACCAGTACCTATCAATGGTTATAGCAGCGATGATGGCGAACTACCGGTCAGGGTTTGCAAAAACGAAATCGATATCACAGTAAGCCTTGAGGGGGAAAAGCTAGATCCATTTTTAAAAATCACTGGACAAAGAGCAGATGTCACCATCAAGTTATCTGATATAGGTTTTGAAGAAGAATTTACCGACAACAACCATGGACTGCTAAAAGAATTTAAATTGGCTGGAAAATTAACTTTACCCGAAGAAGTACCCGCAGAGCTAGAACAATACGGAGTTAAAGACGAGGACGCTATATCTGTATCAGAGGGAGGTTTTTTGAGGGGTAGGGCAACCATAAGACAATCTTACAGGTAATGGATATTGCGGCAAAAAATTGGGAGGTTGGAAAAAGTTATAAAGTTGACGACATAGTCAGGGCTGGAAACTTATCCTTGCCTTATTATGTGAACACAAAAAAACCCAAAGACGAAGATGGGTATTTTGATAAAGCCGGAGCAAATAAAATTATAACAGATGGTGAAGAAAAAATAACCACAGATGTCCCGGATTTTTTAATTATGGATCAAAAGGTAAGAGGCGAAATTTTTGATAAAAAAACTTTTGATGATTCTGGGCAAATAGAGTTTGGTTACTATTTTCCTATAAATAAAAAATTAGATTACAAGTCAAGGGTAAGAATCAAAAAGAAAGACTCTTCGTCTGATACCATAGACCCATACAACACTTTTCTTCATAAGAATCAAAGAGGTTCAATCAACCCTTATTTGTCTATAGGAATAGGTATAGGTGTTAAGTTTTTAGATTCAAGTCAAGGGGAAGTTAAGCCTAAAGATTACAGAAAAACTATGAGGCTAATGGCGTCTTCTGAAATCAATCACAAAGAATATTACAATGCTCAGTTGTACATAAACTCAGAAGATATACCTGATAGAGCTGTAGCTGGGGTGACTTTTATATTTGCATACGGAGTAGATCAGGGCGCGTTCATGTTTAGGGATATAAAAACGACCACTGCTAGCGAATATTTTTATTGCACTCAAGATCATTACTCTTGGGTTGGGAGTATACCAGGAGCTAATGAAAGTAAGTACTGGACTCAGGACTTTAAGTGGAGACCTTCATATGGATCAAACGCAAGTTTTGCGTCTATAAATGAAGAGCTTAAAATGGGGGACGGTTCGGACTATGTTAATTCATTGGCAATTAATTCTTTACCGATGCAAGTAGATGTTTTATTTGATAATCGAACCGATAGAGAGGCTAAGGCTATTATGCATTTTTTGCAAGAAAAGCACTATGCTTACGAATCAATATTTGCTATAGATTACAAGGGGGATAGATTGCTTTCTAGCGATGTTGGTTGTTTTAATTTTAATTATACTCATCCTTATAGAAAAGATTTAAAATTTACATGTATTGATTTTACTCATAATATCAAGTATAGAAACAATAACAGTATAAGTGCAAAGTTAATATGTAGAACAGAAAGTATATTAAGAAGTGTTGAAAGTAATTCTGGTTTTAACGAAAGACTTGACGCTATTGTCAAAATATTTATAGACAAGACCACTAAGTTCGTAAAAGGCAAAAAAATAAAACTAAATACTTTTTCTATGCAAGATGAAGAAGTAGATGAATATGGAAATGTTATCAGTCCTGGTTTGAGAAAATTAGGAGCAGTTAAATATATAGAGGGTTTTAGTTATAACGAAGAAGGGAGGCCGACATTCGGCAAAATAGAATTCATTGAACCTCAGGACCTTGATAGGTTAGATTGCGTTTATATTAACCCTGTAAACTCACAAGATTCCGTATACAATTTAACTAAAACAAATATACATGCAGCTATAGACGAAAAAACATTTATATTTGGACCGCTACCAGAAACTGGCGACCCATCTGATCTTGGGGGTTTTGATTATCTTTTAAGTGATGATGAGTCTAAATTAGATTCAGATGACGAAAGACAAATTACAATAAACAACCCAAACGAGAATCCAAATATTGAGGTTAAAAAATTCGTAAGATGCCCAGAAGACTGCATGTCTAATGCCCCATTTTTTCCAGAGGGTGTAGAGTCCATAACTAGCAAGTTAATAGATCCAGATACCGGAGAAGAAATGAAAAGAGTGGTATTTTTGAAAAACTTCAGACGGTTACAACTCGAAACAGAGATAACAAGAACCACTACCACAATTGAATTTACGCCGCTTTCATCTTTTACCCTTGAAGCGGAAGATGACTTTGAATTATTAGTCCCGGCTGCGCGAGGTAGAAAAAGTATTTATATCTCAAACCCAGATAGGGTCGCTAAATTCCCTTGGGCTAAAGTGAGGACTTTTGAAAACAGACCAAGCTTAACTTTTACCTTGTCTAATACCCCAGCCAACATCAAAACTGCTTTCCTTAAGTTCTACCAAAAGGAATACAAAAAAGAGATAAATCAAAACATGTCTCGGTTTACGGTGGTTTTTGATCAAAGAGACGACGAGGAAGCTGCGGAGATATTACAGTTTTTAGAGAGCCATTTGGGTCACAGAAAATTTAATTTTACTTTACCTAGACCATACATTGCAGACTCTGGATCAGAAACTACTCCAGCTAGAAAAAGAACCTCTGTATTTTATTGTCCTGGTTGGTCTCATGAAATTGTTTATAAAAACAACCACAAAATAACTGCTACATTCATAGAGTCTACTACGTCTTTAAACGAAAGTCTAGGTGACATGAAGGGACCATGTGCAAGCGCATCAGCTTTCAATTTATTAACTAACCACGAACTTTGTACGTTTTCTTCTGTTGCTACTGCAACACATCAAGAGGGGTTGAATTACATAAAAAAGAGTAATAGTTATGATATAAATTTAAGTAAAAAAATAGTTGAAATGGTATTTGTTGTGGACGCAAACCCTTCTATGCTATCTCAATATTTAAATGTTGCCGGAACCTCTATATCAAAATATAACGCAATAAGAGATGTAATATTAAAATTGGTTACAGGGTACGATGAAGACAAATTCCCTGGAACCATATCTTACGGGGGAGCTTACGATACTCCAAGTATATCAAAGGGAATAGGAATGGATGGTGAGCATACGCCCCCCTGGTACGCAAGCTACAATTCTGATGGTACTGCATATAGTAGTTTGCTTAATCAGTATTACGACCCAAACCCTTCCAGGACAAAAGAATCCATTAAAACATTAGAAGAAAATGGATATTTTACTGATAACCTGTTTAGGTTTAATTTTGATATTAGGGATTTTTCTATAAACATAGGAGTCCTTTTAATTGGAGACAGATCTAGCTTAGACAAACCGCTGATCGGAGACAAGATGGTAGAAATACCGGACCACCCAAAGAGTTTTGATAAAATAGAAATATATAAAGCCCTAACAAGCTATTCTCCAAATAATGTATACGGAAAAAACGTGTTAAACGTTACTTGTGATGCTATGGCTCAATTTTTCAATAGCCCAAAAGCTGGAATAGTTGATGAGAGGTATGTTTTTATGATAAGTGACTTTAAGTTTAATAGCACAAATAATAATGGGTTATTAAGCATTATTCAACAAAGCAAGCCCGGAGGAGAACTAGCAAAAAGGAGACCACTTGACTCTGTGTTAAAAAAATATGGAAGTTCTGGGTTTACGATTCATGATAGGGTTGATGAATACGCAGGAACCGAATCTAGTTGGAAGACGGGGTTTGTTGATAGTTTCGAGGTGACGTACACTAATCTATATAACCCAGATTTTACGGACACATATCACCCGTCTGAATTTTCCTCTTCAGAGCTTCCGTACGTACCAGGGCTGCAAAATAAAACATGGTACCAAGAATCTATTCCAACTACGTTTGTCCCGATTGGCATAGGAGCGTCCAAAGGGGTGAACACAAATTTCTTTAAATATTCAACGGATCACCAAGCTTATGGAAAAGATTATCTAAGTTATGACATTAGTAATGCGAACCCTGGGTCTAAAGAAGCCCAAAGAACAGTTAGACTAGTAGATGCAATTTCCGCTATAACAAAAAACTCTAATTCAGACAAAATATTCTCTGTAACTATTAAAAATTGTGGACCTAATGATATAAGGCTTTACAATACAATTGTATCTTTTGAGCAGTCTAGTGGCAGGGAAAAATGGAGGACTGAACTTATAGAAGCAGGAATACCCAGTGGGCAAGATATTCGAAATATAAAAGAAGTTGACACCGCAAGTTCTCGACCAGAGCCAACAATAGGGCATGGAGGTCAATATTATAACGATATAAATAATGAAAAATTATTAGAAGATAAAAAATCAAACATCCTGTGGAAAACTTTCAACAATAAATATGAAGTTTATCGCAAAGGTCAAGTGCATGAAATAAACGGAGGATGGAAGCCGGACACTATAAAGTACCCTATAATCACAGATTCCGGGCAAAATATAATTCTTGATAGTGGCGCCCCTCTGGTAACTGATCCAGTAGTTATATCCCCCATAAAAACTGAAGGAATTTTTAACTATGGAGTGGCTTTTAAAAATTATCCAGTAAGAGTATTTGGCGACAAAGTTGGATTAAATATAATAGATTATAACATAACAAATATCTCAAAAGAAAATGAATACTTAGGTTCATACGATCACCTGCCAATTATAAAAAGAAACGAAACCTTAGATTTGTTTTTCGGCGTCAGACACAAGGGGCCAGTAGAAAATTTAAACGAAAATGTTCAGTTGTTTTTTAATACTAAAGATGTAGAAGACGGAAGAATGGATTGCTATGCCGACTTTTCATTTAATATAAACATGAATAAAGAAGGTTACGAGATAGAAGAACCTAAAATATTCCTAGATAGATGTAGGGGAAGGGTGTTGGCTATTGCAATGTGCAACGCTAACGCGGCCAAAGATGATGCTTTTAGGATACATTTAAATGACCAGCCTGTGGCAGATTTTAGGAACCTAATGTATAACCAAGCAAAGGGTGATGTTTTGTTGTTTGCAGACGACCCAGACAAAGATGATGCAGCAAAAATATATAACATATTAAATACAGGGTTGTCGTGCTCTCCAGGCAACATGAGGAAACATTATGCGCCTTACAGTTCAATAAGATGGGGTAACCCGCCAAACAAGATATACTTACAAAACATAGGCAATGTAAATAATGGAAACTGGGGCCAGTTAATATTTGTTTCGTATAAAGTAGGATTTCCATCAACTTCAGACCCGGGGTTAAATAGAACCTTAGCCCAGCCAAAAATACTAAAAACAGTAACCTATTCTGGACGTAGCGGGGCTAACTTTGGGCCATTTTATGTAAGAATAGATAGTTGTCAGTAATGAGTTTTATAGATCCAAAAGAATACAATATAAGTTTTTCAGATACATCTCATATGGTGAGATATTCAAATTGTACTTTTTTGTCTGATGAATCGATTGAAAGCCAAAATAATAAATTCATACAAACTGAAGATGGTTTAATAATACAACTAGAGAATTCTTGTGACGTAAGCCCTGCGGACAGGATAGAGTGCTACAACTTGTGTAGGGAAGGCTTTGTAGATTCAGGAAGTTTTAGCATTATTAATACTTGCGATTTACCTATAACAATAACAGGGATAACATTGTCAGATCCAGAAAGGTTTTCTTTATATAACTCAGAAAAATACAGAGGAACAAAAATATACGAATCATCATCCGTTGAAGAATTGCCGATAACCATAAAACCTAGAAAAAAAATATCAATAGAAACTTTTTTCCATCCAAAATATGAAGAACTAGAATTCGGAGACGCTGGAACATTATTAAATAGAACTGGGTCAACATATGGGTCATTCGTGGAATTTTACCCCGGATTTAGAATGTCTAATTGTGATAAAAACGGGGCTTGTGACGCTCGTATAGCGCTGACCGGAGAATTATTATGTTTGCAAAACGAAGATGATTTAAGCTGGATGTATAACACAGACAATATGGACCCTAAGTTTAATAGTGAAAAATTATTAAAAAGTAAAGCTGAAATAGAAAACACTTCATTCATTCTTAAAAAACCAACATTTTATCAAACAGCGCAATCTAGTTCGGCTCTTGATGTGTACAAGGGACTGAGAGATGCCTGCGTTGGATATCAGGAATATTTTGACAACAATTACTGGTATGATATATATTCGGATTATGGAATAACTGGGTCTCTAGGAGCTTTTCACGATATAATAGAGCAAATCATAAATAGCGAAACAAACTCTACGTTATCAATAGAAAATGCAAGTGACAACGGAAGTCTTTTGTTTACGGCGATTGATGACTTGGGATCCAATGGTGATGATATATCAATTTCTCTACTATATGAACAAGAGGAAGACTTAATTACAGAATCGCAAAATCATATAGAAATACAGAGAGAAAATATCAATAATGAAGATGCTAGCATTTTACAGGAAGAAGTAAATCTCAGAATAGAGAACGGAGAATTAAATTTGATAAAACCAGTTGAACTAATCGGCCAAGATGGACAAATAGAAGAGTTCGATGAATTCTTGTCAGGGGGAATCGATGCGCTGTCAAATAATTTAAATAATCTAACAATAAATGACTTTAATAAAACTTATATACAAAGAAGTCATGATTATTATGAATTAATAACCTATGTCACTGACTATAAAGCTAACAATGTAGTGACATTACGTTATCAAAATAAAACATACAAGGGCATGCTTTTTCAGCACTCTGAAAACCCTAATCCTCCAGAAGACGTATCTCAAGTCCCCTTTATCACAAACCAAGCAATGTTCTATAGATTTGTGGGTAATGAGATAGAAATATTCTTGTGCGACCTTGGTGATTTTAATAAGGATAAAATAATAGAATAAAATGAGAAACACACAAGCGCACGTAAAGTCATTGTTTGATATATCCCCATCGACAATAATATGCTTATACAAGATTGATTTAAAGGACAAGGGGGAGTATTTGTTTCACGCAGGAGAAAACGGTTTTAGAGGTAAAATAATATTTAATGGAGACCCTTATGATTTTTTCCCAATACAAGTTGAAGGGTTCGAAATGCATGGAGATGGTAGGTTACCTAGGCCAAAAATGATATTCTCTAATCACCAAGGAAACATATCAATAAGACTTGGGGTTTACAAAGATTTCATTAATTATAAAGTAACAAGAATAAAAACTTTCGTAAAATACTTAGATAAAGAAAACTTCCCTGATAGCGTCAACCCTTTTGCTGATCCAGACCCTGATGCTTCTTTTTCTCAAGATGTGTATTATGTAAATCAAAAAACAAAAGAAGACGATAATATTGTTGAGTTTGAATTAGTGTCTTTATTGGAATTGCAAAATGCAAAAATACCTGCGAGAACTATTTATTCGAACTACTGTCCGTGGCAATATAGATCAAACATTGGATGCAGGTACAAGGGGAAGCCGATAGCAGATAAAAAAAATAAAAGATTTGTACCTAGTGGATACAATGGAGCAATGGTTGGAGAAGAAGTATACATGGAGGGAAGTATTCTTGATGAAGAATTTGCAAAAACGGGAGAAGATGGGTTTTACCCAAAATGGGATAGATCTAAAAAATACCAAAGAGGGGACATTGTGAGAATCGAACCATTCGACGAAGACAAAGAAATATATCCAGTAAGTATTTACGTATGTTTAAAAGATGAAACAAGATCTTTTCCGGCAACAGACTCAGAAAATTGGGTGATAGACGCCTGCGATAAAACATTATGTGGCTGTAAATTAAGGTTTGGAGATAATTCACCAGAGGCGGGAGGAGGATTAAGGGGAGACGTATCAAAGGCAAATCATTCTCAGCAATGGACGGAAAATGGAGGTCAAGGATTACCCTTTGGTGGGTTTCCTGGAGTAGATCCTTATGAGTTTAAGTAAATATACTGAGAAAATAATAGAGCACGCAGAAAACAACCCATCAGTAGAAGTGTGTGGTTTTGTAACATTTAAAAAAGACTTAACTATATCTGTAGATAAGCAAAAAAACCAGAGCTCAACGCCAGGAGATTGCTTTGAGATATCACCCCAAAAATGGATAAATCACCAAATCAATGAAAAGGTGCTTGCGATATATCATAGCCACCCAAAATCCACAGAAACGCCTTCCGACCAAGATATAAGAATGTCAGAAGAAATGGGGGTCCCTTATTTAATATACAGTTTAATAACTAAAAAATTTTTCTTATATTATCCCGAGTCTTATATTCCTGACGATTTATTAGGTAGGCCTTATATTAAAGGTTTTTATGAATGTACGTGTTTATTTAAAGATTACTTTATAAAAGAACTAGGTATTAATATAACAAAATGGAATGACAATTATTGGTTGACAGATAAAGATCTAGAGGCAAATGAGTTGCTAGATAAAATATTAAATAATAATTTGTTAAAAATTAAAATTTCAAATATAAAAAAACATGATGTGATTGTTTTTCAGGTAAGAGCTGGAGGGAGAAAGCATGTTGGTATATATTTAGGCGACGATCAATTTATCCATCAGTGCAATAATACAACTTCAAGAAAACAGTTGCTTGATTGTCGCTGGCAATCTAAAGTAAAAGAGGTGTACAGGCACAAATCTTTAGTGTAAATAAACTAGGAAAAAGGATGAAAAAAGTTATTTTACATGGAGAGTTAGGTAAGCTTTTTGGAAAAGAGTGGAAGTTAAATGTTTACTCGCCAAACGAGGCTATTCGAGCTTTGTTTGCAAACAACCCAAACATAGAAACTTACTTAAATAAAAAACATCAAGAAGGAGTCTTTTATGGGGTTAAAAAAGCCGGAGAAGGTAGTTTTGCTAAACAAGAAGATTATCCTTTGGCCACCGAAAAGGATTTACATATATTTCCTGTACCTCATGGATCAGGTGGTTTTTTAGGTAGTCTAGTAATGATGGCTGTAACGACTGCAGCAAGTATATACATACAGCAAAAAATATCAGAAGCCATGGAAAGAGATGACGCCACTCTTCAGGCTCAGACTCAATCATATATATATAATGGAACACAAAATAGATATCAGCAAGGGTCTACGGTACCCTTGGGGTATGGGACAATGAAAATTGGAGCAAACGTTGTAAGCTCTTGCACTATTAACTATGACTACAATTCAGAAATAGGAAAAATCTTCGGGTTTAAGAATGGCTTGTATAGCTTGATACCGGAGTATGACAAAAATTATATAACTGATCTCGGTCCTTTGGTTTCTTGCTTTGCTTTGAATTCTTTTGATGGAAGTAGTCAGTTTAGGTTTGTAGACCCTGCTTTTCAATACCTTAGCGAAAAAAGTGTTGATACAAAATTTGGATCAACTGACGGTATATATGGGGGTTTTGAACCAGCCGAAAAACAAAAAGACAGGTTTACCTCTGTAGAGGTAAAGGGGAATGCTGTAGGTGGTTATTTTTATTACGAATATAACTTTGCGAAAGGGGTAGATAAACGATTTTTGGGTAACTTTTCTAGTTTGGGTAATTGGTATCCAAATTTATTAGATATGTCCAGTGCTGAAGCTGATGATTTGTTGTTAAGCCTCGAGGCTAGAAGATTTGCGGTAAGTGAAAAAAACGCACTAAGGTCTGCGTATGTTTGTTTGCAAAGCAAGCCAGTTTTAGAAACGTACGTTGGAAAAAAGATTTTTTACCCAATATCGTTTATAGAGCCAGATGCTTACCCCAGTTTTTTAGATGGAACAAACAATAAACCGTCGTATTCTCCGGGCAGTCAATCATTCCCAACTCATGTCGGTCAAAGATGGAGAGGGACGCGTAAGTCGAATGGAATTGGATGGTTTAAATTAGAATCTACATCTATTATTAAAAGTATAGATTTGCTAGCAGAAGGGGAAATAGATGGGTTTGCAGACAAAAACGGAGAAAAACTTGAGTTTGATAGAAACCATAAAACTAATTCTTCTGATATAAATAAAATTCGCAATGAAAAAGATGATTATTTGCAAGCTATATTTTTAGATGAAACTCCGGTGAAAGAAGTGAATCATCAATTTTCTGATATAGGTGGTCTAGATAGTTACAATATTAATGAATTTGATATTGATGTTGGGGTAAACTCCGACGGCTCAATGGGGGGAGAGGATCAAGCGTTATTAGAGCCCCAATATTTATTTACCGCACACACAAAGGAAATAGGAGCTCAGCTTTTTGGCCCAAGATCGATAAACCAAAATGAGTTTTCTGCCATGCTTCCGTCTAACGATTTTGAGGCAAACAAAATATATCATGAGGGAGAGTACGTAACGCATCAGGACGATACTTATATTGTAAACATTGGTTTTGATGAAAGTTTTTCTATTAGCGGTAATTACTATCACTTGACAGAAGATCAAATTTTAGCAGAAGAATCAGAATCTCTTATATATATTGGAAGCGAAGAAAACGCACAGTTTTATGCAGCAATGCCACCCATTAATGAATATCAAGTTTTTTCAGGGGAATATGTGGATTTTGAAAATAATACTTTTTACCAAGACGGGGACAAGGTAAGATGTCCAAAAGCAAACGGAACAATGAGGTATTGCAAGATGGGGCAAGATGCAGAAAGATTTATTGGGACTTACAGCGAGAATAAAGATTATAATGGTCAAAGAGGTAAATTAATATTATCAGAATATGTATTAGGCGGACCTAATACAAAATCGAATCTTTATATAATCACTGGGAATGATAATGAAATTGGCACCCCTTTAGATCAAATAGCTGCAGGTTTGAGTATAATTGGAGAAAATCAATTTCTTGATTATTCAAAAGACCCAATGTATATGTTTTTAAACTACCAAGACATTGAAGAGCTTAATGACAACAATGAATATGAAGTAAAAGAAATCACTGTAGCGGAAGATGGAAGTTTAACAGAAAGTGTTTTGTATGGTTTGACTTTTCCTGAAGAAGTAGTTAAAGAAGAAGTTGATATTTCTCCAGGTGGATCAACTGACTCACAAGAAGGTTTGTGGTCTAGAATTTTCATCCAAAACCCTAAGCAAATTTTAGATGAAAACGGCAACAACATAAGTGATCAAATAAATGTTTTCGATATAGTTATGGATTCCTCGATAGAGGATTCTATCATAACTAGGTTTAGTGAAGAAAACTATATATCACACTCAATTATTAACCCTCTTGTAGAGCAAGCCTATGTCACGCTGCAAATAGATGAGCTTGGCTATGTGTACGAAGGAGATGAGGTTAATGTCTCTTATAAAATAGGGGAGCTTTGGACAGTTTTTTTGGCTATTATTGGTATTTATCATGCATTTAGGGTAAAAAGTACTGCATCTTATGGCCTAGCTGCTTTTGGGGTGGGGAAGGGGGCTGCTGGGGCAATTCCTTCTGCAGCAGGTCCTTTTGCTAATGCTGGAGCAGCTGCGGCGTTGGGTTTCATATCTGTGCATGGATATGCAGCGGCAGGTTGGGCTGGTGGAAATGCGACGGCAAGTGGAGCGTTAATACTTGCGGTTGCAACAACTATTTTATCTGCAGTTCTAGCTGGTCATCGATTTGATATTGGGACAAAAATTGAAAACTCTGGTGAAACTTGGCCAAACAGAGCTAGGTTTAGAATAAAATACGGTAATGAAGGAGAAAATTTATATTCTACTGATGTATATATTTTTGGGGTAGCAACATCAACATACAGAAAAGACGTAAAAATATATCTCCCACCAAACCCAAATCAAAGAGATAGAATACTAAAGGTATACAAACTCAATAGAGAGAGAAATTTCGTAAAAGAAGGAGAGCAAGCTGCTAGATATAAAGAGGTGATGTCACTTGCTTCCGTAACAGAAATCACGCCGACTATATTAAATTACGCAGGGTCAGCAGTTGTGGGGACAAGGATTAATGCAAAAGATGTACCAAATATACCTGATAGAAATTATCATTTAAGATTAAGAAAAGTGCAAATTCCAACTAACTATAATGCAGAGACTGGGGTTTATACAGGAAATTGGAATGGGTCCTTTCACCCTGAATTAGCTTGGACTAATAACCCAGCGTGGTGCCTTTATGATTTAATATCCAACAAAAAATTTGGGGTTGGTAAATTCGGTATCAAAGAAGAAAATATTGATAGGTGGACTTTATATAAAATAGCTAAATATTGCGACGAGTTGGTTTTAACTGGTTATTCGCCAAAGTATAAAAAGAGAAAATTCATACAAGGATCTTCTGACAAGGTATATTCATTACAAGACAATATAAGTGACAGTCAGTTTGTGTTAGAATTTGGTCACATTAATAAAAAACTAGCTATCTTTCATGAAGACGGTACTTATGAGTCGATAAAAATAGTAAAAACTATTAGATCAAATAATAGATTGGTTTTAGACTATGAGCCTAAAACGCAAGAGTTTGAAGCAGCGGTATCAATAGATTATCCAATTCTTGAACCAAGATACACATTAAATGCTTTTATAATGAATCAAGATAATGCATTTAAGTTGATTAACGAATTCGCTGCTATATTTCGGTCTTATGGTTATTGGTCAGGTGGAGCTATAAATTTCTTCCAAGACGAAAAGAAAGAATCGATTATGTTATTTTCTAATAATAATATATCTAATGAAGGTTTTAGTTACTCAAGTACCCCAAAAACATCTAGAACTAATTCTTGTAATATTAAATATATAGATAGATACAACATGTATCGACCAAAAATAGAGCACGCCGAAGACAGAGAGGCGATATCAGAAAATAATTATGTAGAGCAAACTATAGATGGGTTTGGAGTAACCTCCCAAGCTCAGGCCAAAAGAGCTTCAGAGTTTATTGTAAAGTCGGCTAATTTAGAAACAGAAATTATATCGTTTACGACTAACATGGTGGGTTCTTATTTGAAGCCTGGAGATGTAATAGATGTAATAGATAATAAAAGAACAATAGGGAGATTTGCTGGGAAAATTATAGATATAGACATCCATCCAAGAGGAATGCTAGCAGAATTAACTTTAGACTACCCTATACATACTTTTATAGACAAAGACGATAAATCGACTTGGAAAAATATAAAGATTTATCAACCAACAGGAAATGAAACAATTGAATCATTAGATGGAACACTTGATGTTACTGATAAAAAAATAGACAACATGAGGGTTCAGCAAGTTGGAGAATATTTAGCTTATGACATCTCAGAAGATAATACGAAAATTAAATTATACAATAATTTATTTGAGTTTATATCTGGTAAGTATGATTGGTATGAAGCTTACCGAGACGCCAGAGCAAGGACGGGGCAATTGGCTATTATTGAAGACGAAGATAGTCAGGTCTTAATGCAAAGTATATTGCCTACAGGTGAAATGGCTTGGCTTGGTGGTTTTAACAGAGAAATGCCTCCGCCCGAAAAAGTGATATGGCATAATTCAAATCAATGTGGAGATAATATGGTTAAGTATGAAAGCTGGGCATCAGGATACCCTAAATTTGCAGACCCATTGGAAACTGATGAAATAAACGAGGAGTATATAATATCTACCGATAGACCCGAAGAAGAGGGCTTTGCAATATCTGCCGATGCATCAGGAAGTTATGGTAGCTTTATAGCGACAAGTGGGTCTGATGATGTTTATATACATGGAGACTGGATTCACATGTCTGGAAATATAGAAACGGGATATATTTATGAAAAAGCCAACATAGGAGGTCTAGAAAGAATTGAAAACTCTGAGGGCACAACTTTTGCTATGGAGGATTCATCTAACTTTGCACAAACAAAGCAGTATAAAGTAATAAACATTACCGAAGAAACCAATGGAATATTTAGGATTAACGGACTAGAATATAGTGCAGATAAGTTTGACAATATAGAAAAGAATTTATCAATTAAAAAACCAGAAGGGCCGGTTATTTACAACGATAAAAATATATACAATAGAGATTAAGAAATCAAACTAAGCATAATCCTTGTTTCTTTAGCTGGTATATCCGACCAGTCTTCAGCAGATTTTATTGCATCATTTTGATAAACACCCTCTACTTTATCTTGCCACCATATTTTAATATGTTTTTTTCTGAATTCATCAAAAGAGTCACAACTTAATATTTCTTTAGCTTTGGTTTCTAGTAAGCTTGTAGGGCTAAGGGGGTTACTTGATGATTTTTTAGAAGAAGATATAGAGTTGGCTGACTCAGATTTATCTATTTCATCATCTCCAACAATATGAACTTGAAGAAAATTTCTTACGCATCTCACAAACGATCTATTGCAGGCTATTGTTTCTAGGAACTTGGTGGCAAAACTACTTGTATTATTTAAAGTAGCGTTTGCCATATCTTGAAAAACAACAGGCTTGTCAAAAGTTTCATAGTTGGGGAGAAAGGTCATTGTGCAAATGACAGCGACATGATCTTCTGCGCATTTAACTACATCATATTTTAAATCTGAAAATCCTCGTAATTTAGCAAGCTCTTTGATTCCGCTTAATTTAATAAGAAGCTGGTAATCAGATAAACCATCTATAGATCTAGGCATGTCTTTACCCCTCATTTGAAACCAGCTTTTATTGGGAAATAAATGTTCTTCTTTTACCATCTCCCTCCAATTGATAGAGCCGTCTTCGTTAAACGTATATTGAACGTTTTTAAGTAGGCCGTTCTCATCTCTATTGAATAGGTTTGGCCCAAGAGAGTTGTCTATATTTAGATTACTGACAGGTTCGCTAGTCTTTGTTTTTGGCATGATTATATATGTTTAAGTGATCAGCTTCTTCCCAGAAATCTTCAGAGTCAATAATTTTTTGATACTCATTTGTTTTTTCGATTCCTGCTTTCCATGCTGCTTTGCTATAATACTGTTTATTATTTGATATAAGTGTTTTATTACTGTGATAATAAGTATTATTACATAACTCAGACGTAAAGTCAAGATTTTTTTTCTGGGAAGGCAGATATTCCTCAACCGTATAATCAAAATATTTAAATCTTAGTTCAGATATTTTTTCTAAATTTTTACATATTAATGCGTATTTGATTTGCATTTGATCCAGCGCTTCGAAGTAATTAGTTTCAAAATCTGCATTATCTACAAAAATAGTCATTCCTGCTATATTCGATCTGTTGGTATATATATCATTAATGTCTACAGGCCTTGAAATCATTAAGTTTACTCTTCTGGATAACCATGCGCTTAGAGATTTTGGGCAATCTATATAATCACATCTTAAGTTAATAAGGTTATTGAATGATAATTGATCACTTGGAGTAAAGTCTGGAACTATTTCTATAATATTATTATTGTAGTGTTTTCCTATATTTAAAGTTTTGTAATCATGCAAATCATGCTTAATAGATAAATAATCTAAGATCGATTTAGCAACAAGCTCTGGCTTTATTTCGTTAATTCTTTTTACACTTTCAGAAAGAGAAAAGGAGGGCTTGGTAGAAGAGAAGTCTGGGCTATATAATTGATAATCTTTTGGGTTACTCCATATGGGGTTTGCGTTTTCTTTATAAAGGTTAGAAAAAAGACAAACCATTTTCTTGTTAAAAAAACTAGCCATATGCATAGGTAGGCTATCTATTCCAAAATGCATTAGAGAATTCTTTATTACATAAGCCATTTGTTTGTAAGACGCCCCTCTTGTGTCTTCATTACAATCAGAAAACTTAGGATCTTTGGGTCCTCCAATTTGAACTATGTCGATACCCTCTTCTGATAGGTAATCTTTAATTAAAGAAAATACTACCCCCCAGTGATCGTAATGCTTAGATTGAACTTTTTCTTCGTTTGTGTGAAAAGTAATATACTTATCGCTTAAAACAGGGTAAAAATGAGGATCTAAATAAGGTTTAGATATCTTGCACCCAAGATTCTTTGCGTATTCTTCAATTATGTGAGACATTAATATTCAGAGTAAGATTTTTGTTCTTGAAATTCTGACCCAGACTCTCTGTTTATTTTATCTTTGATGGAAAATCGCTTGTCGTTCGTAAAATAAACTGACCTAGCAAGCTCCTGAAATTCTTCGTCAAATTCTTTTGCCCTTTCTTTTTCCCTAATGAGATCCTCTATGTCCCAAAGCTTAGAGTTTACATTTACAAGTTCTTTAATTCTTTCTTCTAAGTAATTATATTGACTCAACTCAGACTCTATAATCTGGTTTAAATATTTTTTTTCTTTATTTATGTTTAAGATTTTTTCTGGATCTTTTATTTTGTTTGATTTAATTTTTAATATAGAGAATTTGTCTAACAATTCACCTACAGAAATTTGGGTGTTAATTTTCATATAAATCTAGAGCTATTCTATCTCTTCCGTTGTGCATGTAGTTAAGTATTCTTTGAGTTCCTATGTGCGGCAGATAAGCTATGTCAAAGAAGCCCTCGTTCTGGCCAGAGCCTTCAAGTAATAAAAGGTTGTCCATTTCTTCTTGATATGGTAGTATTCTATATACATCAGGATTATCTTCAATAAGAGGTCTAAATTGAGTCTTTGTTATAAAATAGATATTATGATTAGGGTACAGTTTTTTCAAGTTTGAGATGATAGAATTAACCATTAAAACATCGCCCGCACTTTCAGGCATAACAACAGCCACTCTTTTTGATGGACCTTCGTTTCCAAGTATGTCTTCGAAATTAAAAGAAGAATTTATTTTAGAGTTTTCTTCATTAGCTACTTTTTTAAAGTAGCTAAGGACTTCTTCTCTCGTTAAACCTTCTTTTATTTTTTTTATCCAGTGTGTGTGCCCTTTGTCTGTTCCGGCTACCACATCCATTTTTAGGATATTTTTATATATATCCACAAGCCAGTCGCTATCGCTTTGTATTTGAGGCGGGTCGTAATCAGGGTTTCTTGGCTCGTCGGTAAAATCGAAATCCCATTCACAAAAAGGCATTTCGTCAAATATTTTTTCTAATTTTTTACCTATAACCTCTACTGAATAATTGTCAATAACAAATTGTCTGGCTTTGCGACCCATTGAAGATCTTTTTGGTTTAGACATTTTGTAAACCTTGGTTAGTTGCTTGGATATGCTAGATGGATATGTGCTTGCTTTTATGAATTGGGTACCGGGCTCTCTGTACTCTGACCACTCTAAGGGAAAGCCTGCGCTAGCGCTAGTGCAATGTTCTTCCCCACAACTATAATTAGTAACCAAGGTTATAAGTTCGCAGAGCTTAGCCTCTTGTATTGGTATTTCTTGTCCACCAGAAGTAAATGGATGACAATAAACATCCATAAGGTTATATATTTCATTTAATTGATGCTCAGAAACCCCGGCAGAAACGTTGGTGGTTTTTTGAGATTTTTTTGCGCCACAAAAAGGGCAGTCCAGTTCTTGACCTGAATAAGGTTTTATTTCATACTTATTGCATTTAGGGCAAAAATAAGTAGTAAGTATATCTGAATTGTCTATATTTTTTTCTTTAAGTAATCTAGGGATATCCCAGCCTTCGTCCCAATGAGTATGTAGTAGTAGTTTAGCTTTACATTCCGGATTATTCTTTTGGAAAACTTTGAATCCATCTAGTAAGTTTGGTACGCTTTTTCTTAATTGATTTCTAAATACAAAACCAACAATAAATGCATCTTCTTCTATGTTGTGAAGTTTTCTTAATTGAGAACTATTATTCTCACCTAGGTTTTTAAAATTAGAACAATCAACTATTCCGTGAAGAGTTTTAACATGAGTGTGTCCTAGTTTGGCCATTTCTCTTTCTGCAAAACCAGCCCAAACATAATAATTGTTAATGTAATTAGCTGCGTCTACTGCAAGTGGTAACATGGGCTGGGAGTCTATGGTTGTCCAAACCATGCAGTTCATTTTATTCCACCATTTTCTATTCCAATATTCATTAAAAGCCCAGATATCTTCTGCCCCAACATAGATATCAGGTTGAATATCTTTAATTATGTCATCTATAGTTTCAGAACCATAAGAAGCAGATCTAGCAAGATTTGGGTCTTTGTTTAACTGCCTAATTTTAGCTTGATCACTTGGAAGGGTCCCTATGCACTTCCAGGGCATTTTAGATAGAGGTACGTGGTTTTGAGAAAAACCATTTGCAGCTTCTATAATTTCGTATTTATTTGTATTAAATAAATATTTTAATACATTTTTGGAATTTTTACCAAAACCAGTGAATGCTTTGCAGAAATTACTGTGAAATAATATTTTTTTTCTTTTAGTCATCAAATGGTTCAGTATAGGTTTTATCGAATCTATGTTGGTAAATTTTACTTAATAGGTTCTTGAGATAAATAGCTATACATTCAGCCTCGCCGGGCTCAAGTGAAAGTTTAAAACTAGCCCCACCAGGTTTAGATATAGTAAAACCAAAGGCCGGGACTTTTTGAGAGGATTCTGTAAAATCTTTTGTAGACGGATTGTAGCTTTTTAATTTAACAGTTTTATCCCATGGCGTTAGCTTTATAGTAGTCTTATTGTTGGCGTTTTGATGAAAGGTGTTCCACTCGTACCTGTTTTTCATTGCATTGATTATAGCGCCACACTCAAACTCATTAAACTTAACTGCAACAGTTTTCTCGGGGTTATTTGAATTTCCTTGAAAAGTTCCAGATCCGTTATTCCAAGAATATTGAGCAATGGCGTTGACGAATAGAACTGGTTCACCGCTTTTTTTGTCTCTACCTGTTGAGAAAGAGAATCCAAAACCTGTATTGTTTTTGTTTGGTTTATATATTTGTATACTCATTAATTAAAGTCTATTTTTATATGGTTATTTTCAAAGTTTTTTTTCTTTTCTGTGTGGTGTTTTGCTCCACCTCTTTGTTTGGAATAGTTTTTGTAATACTTTTCCTTCAAGGGGTCTACGCCTCCATTTTGATCGGCCCTCTGCGCGGATAGTTCAGAGCTTTTATCAAGTAAGTCTCCAACCGTACCTTTCATGTTAGCGGTTTTATTTACAAAATCAGAATTATTCCATGGGTCAATACTGGCTTCAGTTTTTAATTCAGGCAAAGAGTATGTTCTTTGCCACTCAACACCATCTTTGTCTATATATTTTTTTTCATCATTCATCCCAAAGAAAACCTCTTTAATTTCCTCAGAATTAGGGTCTTGAAATAAATACAGGGGCATGTTATTTTTTTTGATCTAATTTGTTAGCGGATAATTGTATTAAGTCTAGTAAAGAATCAAACATCCAGCAAACAGCAGACGACGAAAGCGGAATATAGTAATAGTGTTTATTAGCATCTATCTGGTAGGAAGCATAAGCGATAAAAACGCCAGACCAAAACCCAAGGCACAAACTACATTTAAATAAATCTTTAAAAAAAGAAAAATTATTAACGAGTAAGTTTCTTGGCTTGTTTAGAATTGACCCATACATGAGAATCCATGTAAGACCAATGCATGAAATTAACTCAAGAGTTATCAAGTTCTTCTAAAGCTTCTTTGATTACTGAGAGTTGATCTTTGGTCAAGGTAACCTTGCCTCCGTAATCATCGGTTAAGATGTATTCGTTGTTCTTATTTTGGTGTGATTTTTTAATAGCTGGGCATCTTCCTTTGCCACAACAAAGTAAGACTGAGTTTCCTTCTCTTCTTATGTTCATGATTTTATTATTTTTAATAATTGTTGTATGGTGTTTTTATAGTTGAATTTATCTTTAAGTTTCAAGCCTTCAGAGTTTTCTTCTCCGTAAAGAGATATAGCTTTTTCAGTGGAAGAGTAGAAGTCTTCTTCGCTGAAGAGGTTGAAGTTACCTTGATTAAAAGATTGGCCTTTTGTAAAAAATACCTCGTCATAAATCTCTTCTTGAGAAGAAGGATTTATAAGTATTGAGTTTGACTCATTAGCCCAATCCTTATGAGACGTGGCATTTAAAACTATACTCCATTTTCCTAAAGCGGTGGCATTAAACGCAGGAAGGTTCCAGCCTTCTGCCCCGCTAAGCCCGCTTAAATCTATATCGAAAGAGTTATATAATTCATTCATGTGAGAATTAGTAGGGAGCCTCGAAAGTAGGTTTATATTGTTGTAACTTACGCCATCGAGAGCAGATGATATAATTGCATTCATTTGATCAGGCTTAACGAATGGATTGTCAATACAGCATGTGAGTTGAAATTTTGGATTATTACCATATTTCTTAGCCCAAAGGTTTAAAATTTTCCCCGTATGTTTTCTTTTTTCAAATTTTCCAACCAAGCCAAAATGAATCTTGCCCTTGAGATAGGTTTTATTCGTAGGAAAAACATCTTGATCTAACCCTATAGGTACGTAAGCGCAATTATCTAAACCAGAATTTGAGAAACATTTCTCAGCGTGAGAGCTACTAAATACAGTTTTGTCTTGAAGACCACAAAGATTTATTTCTTCTACAGTTGGCTTGTCACATTCATAAAAAGTATAAAGAACCTGCTTGGGTCCAATCCTAGATTCGGATGAATTTAAATGCCACATTTTAATCGAAGCATTGTCTCTAGAAAGTTTCTTTAGGCGGTTATTATAACTTTCAGTAATCCATTCTTTTAGATCGCTAGATGCCCTATCGAATGCCGACAAATCTAGCTTGTCCCCTATTGGAAAAAAACAGACTTTTTGATCTATGGAATGAAGTTCTCTAAGCATGTTAAATGATACATTACCGAAACTTAATGAATTTATTGGTCCGCTAAAATTTATGTATTCCATATTAAAAAGGCATCTCTTGTTCGTCTATAATTTCTTTTATACTATTAGAGGGCTTTGGGTTTTCAATATTTTTTTCGTACTCAGTTTTCTTGCCGTTCGGAAGGAACCTAACAATGTCAGCAGAGATGTACCACTTTTGCCTATTGTTTCCGTTTTTGTCTTTCCATTTGTTGATTTTGATTTTACCTTCTACGTATACGCATGAACCCTTTGATAAAAACTTATTACAGTTTTCAGCAACCTTGTTCCAACACTCTATATCTATAAAAATAACCTCCTCCTTGGATGAGTTTATGGCAATAGGGAATTCACATTTTTTGTAATCAGAAAGGTTTTTGATTTCTGGGTCTTTTGTGAGGTGCCCAATACCTATGTATTTATTTATCATAATTCTTTATGTAGCTCTTTTTTGATTTTATTTATAGTTTTATTATGAACATTAATGCATCCTTGTATACTTAAGTTCAAGGATTTACTTACAGTTTTCCATGGAGTAAGTTTGTTGCCAGAGCTATCAATATACCTCATTTTGAATAGTTTGGAGATTCTAGAATCAGGGTCAGACTCAACCATGTTTAATATTTTACCCATCATCTCTTTTTTTGAAACTTGGTTGCTTGTATCATCATTAGATGATATAGTATTTATAGCCACGCTGTCCTCACTAATCTCCTTCATGGTTTTGTTTTTTTGCTTATTGTAAAGATTTAAGCACATCCACCTAGTTTCGTTCCCTAGGTAGGTTGAGAATTTAGTTTTTTTTGATTCGTCGTACTTTAATGCAGCCTGATAAATGTAATAATTTTTATCTGAAATTAGCTCGGTTTTATATGATGGTCCGCTCCTTATATTGCTTGGTGTGTAGTTATTGACCATTGTCATATATATACCACTATGCCTGTCAATAAGCTCCATTAAACATTCTGATGGGGCTTCATCGGATTTCAGTCCATAGATCAAGTCTACGTCGGTCATGTCGTTTATATTTTTCATGTTGAATTTTAAATAGTATACCATACTATCAATAGTATTGTCAACTATATTATTAGATCTACTTAAGAAATATAAGATAAAATAAGATATAAGATATACATAAGAATATCCTTAAACTAAGGTTTAAGGAAATATTATAACATAAAATACAGAAATGTCAAGTAAAAAAATTTTAATAGTTAATTTTGGTGGCATGGGGGATATATTAAACACCACTTCAGTTGCTACTCATTATAAGTTAAATCGAAATGATGTCGATGTAGATTTTCTAACCAAATCTAAGTATAGGCAATTATTGATAAATAATTCTTATATAAAAAAGCTTTTGCATTTAGATGACCAGTTAAATGATTATCCGCCACATCAACTATCTCTTAGATTTAAAAGAGATATTGCTAATAGCAACTTGAGTGTCGACAACTATAATGAAATTATTTTCCCAGCGCCATATATGTCTCCGCTATATGATGGAACACCAAGAAGCAGGCTGCTTAAAATAATCAAAGATGAATCTAGCGGTATTAAGGAATGGAACTGTGATTTCTTGCCCCACGTAGAGTTATCTATTGAGGAAAAGAATGAAGCTAAACGTTTCCTAGGAAAGCTTACCGAAAAGCCTAAAATCATGATTGAGTATGAATTTTTGTCTCAACAAAGTTTTATGGATAAAAACTGCGTATTCAGGATTCTTGATTTTTACAAAGAAAGCGGTTTTAATATTATTTTTTCTGGCAGAACTAAGCCTAGTTACCTACAAGGTAATGAGTTTGGACCTAATTCAAGCGTATATCACTATTCTGGCTCGTTTATGTCTAATGCTGAAATTTACAACTCACTTGATTTGTTTATAGGCTGTTCTTCGGGGCTTACCTGTTTAACTTCTAGTGACTATTGCAACCCAAGTATACCAAGAATAGAATTAGTAAAAGGAGAGCATTGGTCAACCAAAGATTTTATTCATCATACGAATAAAACAATAATATATAAAGCTAATGAATTAGATCTGGCTTTAAACAAGCACCAACTAAAACAATAAAATGAAAAAGAAAGCTCTAATTCTTCTTGGTCACCAACAGGCTATGGTAAATTTCTGCTCCTTATTCAGGGAAATGGGCATAGATACTTTTGCGCCACCATTTGTCAGCGCTCAAGAAAAAAACTCAATATCAATTTACAGAGATAACTCCACTATTTTTAATGAAGGATTAATAGATCGATATAACTTTTTTGACCAAGATATATCTGAAAAAAACGCAGATGAAATATGCGAAATAATTGATTCAATGAATTTTGATTTTATTATTTCTTATTTTTTTATTTCATGGAGATTGAATACAAGACTAATGAACCTTAATTGCTCTAAATATTTTTTAGTATGGGGGGACGAGCACCCAAATCCATTAATCAGGTATGTGAAAGATATAGAATTCGAAGATAGGTTTTCAAGTTGCCGTAACGCCAAGTATATTTTTTGCCACAAACATTTAATTGAAATTGCTCCAAAAACCCTACCTCCAGATAAGCTCATTCAACTTAACATACCCACTAAAAACATGAATGAATTAGAAAACTCTTGGGATCATAATCTCAAATTAGATAATAGGGTCTTAATAGTTTGCAGTAGAGTGTTTTCAAGTGATGAAAACACCTCTTTTGCATTAACAAGCTGCAGGGTTTTTCTATCATCCTTATTTCTATCTAACCCTAATATTGAGTTTGTATTAATCGGCAAGGATAACGCAAATATTGCAAAAGACCAACTTCCAAGGAACTTACTTATACATGAATGCAGCAATACAGATGAAGTATTTTTATTTATGCAGAAATGTAAATTAATGCTCAACTTCCATCCAATATTACTAGGAGAAATTAGCGGAAACATAATACAATATTCCCAAATCGAAGCTTCATGTATAGGCATACCGATGCTTCATTGCTCAAAAAGCAGGATAACTGACCATATTGGTTTTAATTCACAATTTACATTTCAAATAGAAGACCAACCGCACTTAAGCTTTGACCACCAATCCCTGTCGAGAAAATTACAACACCTTTTAGCAAAAAGTAGAACTGACCTTAAAGATATTTCTTCATATCAATCGAAATTATACAACTCTTACAAAATTTCTGAAATTAAAAATCAATATATAGGTTCCTTTTTACAGCGTTAAGTGTGTATATACATTAGACATGATTTTTGTAACTCAAGATTTAAACTCTTTAGCCCCTTACGCAGATGACACACTATCTTTATATTCAAGATGCGGCATAGGAGACTTATTGATATTAAGGGATTACGTTATGCCCAATCATCAAGCTTCCACCCTTAAAAAGTGCGATCATTGCGGAAGCTTTGTTGGGGCAGATGATTCAGCTGTATTTAGGGGTGGAAAAAAATTCCTTCATCTACGATTCTTAAAGCCGCCTATAGAACAAAGAAATAAACAGGTCCCTAATTACCTTCATTCTGTTGTAGTTCCTTTTCTGAAAAAAATATTCCCAGCCAATGCGAATATTTTTATATCTTTAGCTTTGAACCCAAATCGCCCAACAGGAGGCGGTTTCCTTGGCGATGAAATGTACTTTCAAGGCTTTGCTAAAAGTAATAATGTTGCAGCTTCAGCAATTTTCCCCACTCTTCCACATCAAAATCTAGCAACTGAAATATTTAGCGGAATTAATATTTCGACAGATGTGGCTGAATTTATAAAAACTAAATATATATGTATTCACACTCGGCATAGAGGTTTGCATGCTCCTGATCAAGAGTTCTTTCGTAGCTTGTTGTTTGATGTAATTGGCGCCTCTAACACTAGAATCGCCCTTGTTGGTGAAAAGACAAACTCTTGTAGCTTTCACTCTATACATGATCTTTGTAAAACCTTAATCCCAAAAGGTTCTTTATTTGATTTTACTACTGATGGGTTTAGCGTAAACAATCTAGCTACTGATTGCTTGATATCAAAATATGCTAAACTTTGTTTGTGTTTTGGTATAGGGGGTAATGTGGTTATGAACTCTTACGCTAAGATACCCACCCACACCTACGTTGACCTGGGCGACAATCATCCCTTTTTTAATGAAAAAAATCCTACAATTATATATAGGAATAAATATTCTTTTATGTTAAAAATAGGTCAACTTTTAAACTCTTTGTAAACTTCATGCATTCCGTAGGGGTAAATTTTGAAAACATATCCTTGTTACGAAGCTTTATCTCTAAACTAGGGTCTTCTTCCAGGACATTTCGTTATTTTGAATCTAGAGATTTGGAATCTTGTCTATTGAATCATAAAAAAACTATTCTATTAATCGATGGAGGTGAACCCATAGGTTATGGACACCTAGACAAAGACCCTTCTGATAAAAAAACATGGTTAGGAATTGCTCTACGCGAAGAATCTTGCGGAAAAGGTTTAGGAAAAAAAATAATGGAAAAATTGTTAGAGAATTGCTCGGAAGATATTTACCTGTCCGTTGATTCTTTAAATATGGCCGGACAAAAATTATACTCTAAATTTGGTTTTGAAATTATTAAACAGAAAAGTAATATCATTTATATGATAAAACGCCATGTATAATCTTTACGATCCATATATACCAGAATCTAGCCTCACTTATGCGAAAGAAGCCTTAAGCAGTGGCTGGATCTCTTCTCTGGGGAAATACCCAAAAGAATCATCTAGACTTTTAGCGGAAAAAATGGGCGTAAAATATGCCTTATTAGTAAATAACGGTACATCCGCAACCCATCTAACTACGATTTCTTTAAAAAAATTCTTCCCGAATATAGATACTGTTGTAGTGCCAAGTGCGTGCTATGTCGCTGCATATAACAGCTTACATTACGAGGGATATAAAGATATTATTGCATCTGATTTAGACTTAGATACATGGAATATGTCTGTTGATAAAAATGACGTCAATGAGAATACCGCTATCATGGCTGTCCATAATCTTGGCGGTATAATTAATATACCAAAACTCAAAAAAGAAAGTAATGTTCCAATTATAGAAGACAACTGTGAGGGTTTTTTTGGCTCTTATGAAGGCTCTCCTTCCGGCTCTAAAAGTTTTTGCTCATCACTCTCCTTTTTTGGAAACAAGAATATTACTACAGGAGAAGGTGGTGCATTTTTAACGAATGAAAAAGATGTATACGAGTACGCTTTAAAAATTCATGGTCAAGGTCAAACTAATAAAAGATACATCCATGATGAGCTTGGATATAATTATCGAATGACGAATATTCAAGCGGCTTTATTACTAGGGCAACTAGAAGAATACGATTTCATACTAAGCGAAAAAAGAAGAATATTTAAAAGGTACCAAGAAAACCTAAAAGGTCAAGAATTAATATCACTACAGTCGCTAGAAGAAGGCTCATCTCATTCGTTATGGATGTTTGCGGTTAGATTCAAGCTGTCAAAATCTTACGCTGAATCGGAGTCTTTCTTTCTCAAAGAGGGAATCGAAACAAGACCTATGTTTTATTCGTATTGTAAACAAAAACATCTCACCATTAGGGGCTCTCACAAAAATTCAGACATTCTTCAAGATCAAATTGTAATATTTCCCTCTCACATAGGTTTAAAAAATTCTGACGTGGACTATATTTGCGATAGAATTATAAGTTACTCTTGCTTATTATTCAACAATTGGGCTGAGGAAAATAATTTCTTTTAAATCAAAAAAAAATAAAAAAATATGGCTGATACATTAGGATCATTAATAGACAAACTATCCACCGTGGATTTAAAAATG